AGAGCCGGATCAAAATGAAGCCCCGTGTCAGACCCCTCGCCTTGATACCGCATCCGTAGCGTATCGCCTGACTTGACTAACTGATTGCCAGCAATTACATTCGAGCCGCCCCCGGCTTGCTTCGCCCAACTAAACCCCGTCCACACGTATAGCGAACTATCGGAGGTGTTGAACCGAACTTGACCGATGTTGCGGAAACCTGCGGACTGACGTAAATCCCCCAAGCCCAACGGCAACGTGGCCACACTATCGAACTGCATGCGCTTAATAGGCCCATACCCGTATTGCGGCATGGATTGATACACCTGCGAAAACCCGATAACGGGTAGTAACAACAAGATATAAATTAGTTTTTTCATGCTGTAAATTTATGATTTCAACGGCATATCGCATGCGTCGGCTGCGTTGATAGTGTAAATATTGAACGTAAATTGAACCCCGGAAACAAAATCGCCGTACTCACCTCGAAAAAATTCATACGATACTTGTTCATCCATTCTCCAGGGGTTTCCATCGTTGTACAAACTTTCGATAACATCCCCGGCCACCTGTTCCATGTCGCTCGATACGTCCTGCTCAAATTCATTCTCCTGCCCGGACTTATCCATGAACCACATTTGCACCACACGCTGCCGTTCGTTACCCGGTAGAAATACGCCGGTGTTCACCACGAAAAACACCGCCGGTAGTTCAACTTCGCCCTCCGGTTGTAGTATCTCCGTTGGCGTTGCGTTGTACACCTTTTTGATCTGCCCGTGGCTGTTTAGCAGCGTTTGTAGCCTTTTTACTAATTGGTTGTAGGTCATGCTTCAATCGTACTTTGTTTAGGTACTCGATTTTGTATTTTTTCATCGAACTAAGAATGTAAACAATTCGTTTTCCATCGTTACATCACCCGTAGGCAATGTAACAGTGCTGCCGTTTATTTGCAGGTACGCTGTATCGGTTGTTGGCGATTGCGTGATGCCTTTCAACAATCCCGAACGGGACGCGGTGAGTAATACCTTACCCGCCAACGCACCAACTACAAACGATGCTAATCCCGCCGCCGGTGTAAACTCTACCGTGTACGGCTGTGGCGTTCCTACGTTGCCATTCAGCGCACGATCACGGGAAATGGTGCTATCTGCCCCACCGATATAAATCGGGCAGGTATAGGCTTTATTTTGCGGGAAAATAACATCCACGCCGCTGCCCGGATTGAGGTACTGATAAAAATTAACGTAGTTTTCTTTAAGGTGCTTAATCAGCCGGGTATTGTAGAACTCAGCCATCGCCTTGTACTTATTTTCCACCAGTTCCAAATCCGCCCGGCTAACCGTCTGCGCTCCGTCCGAGGTTGGTTGTAATGTGCCTTTTGAAAATAATTGGAACGATAATACGGGCACCATCAGCGATACGGTGTACCAAACAAGTGCATCGGTAATAAAGCGATCAATTAAATCCTGTTCGTAAGTGTTCAAATTGTTTTGCGCAACGCCCTCCTGCAATCGCAGAAATAACCCGCTACCGGTAGCCGGTTGGATGAAGATATCCTGCGCTACTTTAATTAGCGGCGTGATTTGATTATCGCTGATGTTCTTGGATATCGAAGTGCGATCTTTAATAGTGGCCGGTGTTATCAGTAGAATGTTTGCGCTCATTATTTCGTTGTTTTGCGAAGTACAATATTTGATTTCCATTCATGGCGGCAGAACGGCCGGCGTGAACCATCCGGTTCGGTGTACCATCCGCCCCGGCGATCCCATACGCTGTAACCTAACCGTTCGCTAATCTTTTCAATGTCCGAACGTGTCCACATTTTACGTTTACTGATGTCGAGCATTCGAGCGCAAAAAGGCCTGTTGCGGTCATCTTCAGGGCCTTCGTAGCTGTACCGGATAAGGATTTCCGTAGTGGTAACGTTTCCAACTTTACGTATCTCGCTCATAGGCTTAGTCAATTCACGCTCAATAATCGTATCACTACCGATTTGCGTTTGCGTTGTTTTCATTAAGCCCTTACGAACAAGCAAATTCATCACGCGCGATACGTCCCGGATATCAGCCTTTAACGTGTCGGCAATCACCTCTGGCGTGATACGTTTATCCTTGGAAACTAAATCCAAGATATCCGATTGTAACGTGCTCAAATCGTCCGCAAATTCCTCACGAACCGGGATGGAATCAACTACCTCGAACTGGCTGCGATCTTCACCGCACGCAGAAAATTCCTCTACCATCCGGTCATCGTCTGAATCATGGGCAGAACACGCGCAACGGAATTGCATGCCATCCGGTGTAGTTGGATCGTCATCTTCGCCAAGCCATGCCTTAATATCATCGTCTGTAAAATTGTAGCCGGATTTCAGTAGTGCCGTTGCCTGTTCTTTGGTCAGTTCCTGCTTGTTGTACTTTCGCACAATGCGCTGAATGTTTTGCAACTGCCGCCCGGAAAGTGATGTTAGTACGCTGTTAGCCTCAACGGGTGCCACCGGCTGAACCTGTTGTAACGGCGGCAATCCCATTTTTTCACGTATTTCATCCTGCGTCATATTCGCCGCCATAATCGCCTCGCTGAACTCAAAACCTAACGGCTGCACGGGCTTAATTTTTGCCTCTACATTTAGCCCGGATAGTTGCATCAACTTCGTGAACACAAGCTCCAAATTAGCCTGCCGTGAACGCACGTAGGTATTATTGAAAATCTCGTATGCATCCCGGATTTCAGTACGTCCACCCAACTGCCCCGGTGTTTTAATGCCGAATAACGCAGGCGATGTAATTTGATGGCCTGCGAAAATTTCCGATTGAATCAGTTCGTTAACGTTGGTAAAATCCTCCTTAGTCAGTTGCGTTTGACCAAGTGGGATAATTTCCGCGCTGTTCTCTTTTGACTTGTTAAAGATAATCGCCAAGCGATCACCCTCGCTGCCTGTAAACTTCTTCTTTAACGCACGTTCAACTTCGCCTTTGTTTTCTTCGCTAACCGGATCGCCGTTGTTCAAATTGATTAACGTACCCGCAACAAACCCATCCTTGGCATTTCCCAAGATATGCCGGGAAACCTGCACATCACTTTCAATGTAGTTAAGTGCCTGAAAATACGGCGGACGGCTGTACACCTCGGTAGCCGGGTTGTAATCGCAAACCTGCAAAATACACGTGCCTGTTTTATCAGCCAAAGAAAACGCTTTGTAAACCCGTGGTTTTTCTTTGATGTCCCTCCAGTCATTTTTAACGAAGTATGCAGCCTTGTCCTTGGCCGCACGTACCTTGGAATAAGGGATAGCGTAGGCCGAAGCTACTTGCCCCAATGCGTTCCATGTAATCTGTAAATAATACCCGCCAAACAATTCCCCGGCGTTGGCGGAATCTTTCAAAAGTCCGTTCCAATCAATACCCGATACAGGTAAATTTTCAAAACCTTCACCAACGATGTAGTGTACCTTCCCGCGAACGATTGCGCCGTGCTTGGAGGACTCGTTAAATAACCCGATCAAATATTCCGGGTAATCGTTATTTTTCCCGAACTCCACGTACTTCGAGGAACCTTTGAACTCCCGGAACTCCGGTTGTTCTGCACGCGCAAATTTTACGCTAATGGTATTGCTTATGTAATCGTACCCGGTACTCATGCGGTGTAGGTATTGTCAGGGTTTTGGTATTCGGTGTAATTAAACGCTGATGCCGGATAAATCCTAATGTACCCGCGTTCTAAAATCACGCCGCTTTCCGTTAAATCGTTTGGTGCAGATTTCTGATAGATGGTGTAGGCGTGGTAGCCTTCGTTAGCAGTAGCAAAATTCGTGTTGGTGGTAATGTCGCACGAATCGCTGCGGTCGGTTGTAGTAACCGATTGCGCTACGAATTTAACGACTTTATTCGTAGATAGGCATTTTACCACGAATAAAAAATACGGTGTTGGAATCGTTGCCAATTCCGTAGCCGTAAAGAATATCCGTTGCGTTTGGCCTTTGACTAAATTTATCATGGTATCAAAAAAGCCCCGCCGTTTGAAGCGGTCGGGGCCTTTAATTTTGTAGGAATCAATTACGATCCGGGTGTTTCCAATGCAGCCGCTACGCTTGCGGAAACTTCCAAGAAATCAGCCTTTTCAACGCTGGTAAAAGTCAGGTTGTACCCGTTACGATCACCCGCCGCTGTGCCGCTTCCTGCCTCGGTGGAATCCAAGAATAATCCGAACTCTTTACCGAACATGCGGAACGTGCCATCCATTTCTTTGGTAACAATCGTTAGGCGGTTTTTCGCCAACGTAGTAACCAAATTGCGGGTAGCTGCATCGCGTTTGTTCAACGGGAAAACCACTTGGTGCGTAAAGAAGAACGTTCCATTTTCCTGCGAACCTGTACCGGCATTCGATGTGGATGCCGTGGCGCGTGGTACTTCGATTTTGTAGAAGCGTTTACCCGGTGCCTTAGTGATAGCCGTTACTACGCCTGATGCGTCGATAACGCTTGCTAAATCGCCGTTAGCAATTACCCATACAGTCTCTACACCACCCACCGCCGTGCGGCAATCAATCGTGTAACCTGTTGTTAATGCACAACTCATAATGTTATGAAAAGTGGGCGGTTGTTAGCCGCCCGGTTTAGAAATTAGATTGTCGACTTGAACGCTACACACTCTGAAGTGTACGCAACGTTTACACCGAATTTGAACGCTACGCGGAAGCGAACTTCGTTGTTATCCTCGCTGTACCACATTTTGTAGTTTTGCTCTTCATCTTCCAAATCGAAGGCAAAGGCAATGTTAGACAAGCGAAGCGCGTACAAATCACCTGTACCGTTCAATCCGTTAACCGCAGTCAACTTCACGTTAGTACCCGGAATCACGAACTCCTGCGAAGCATCGCCGTTTACGTTGTGGTGGAACAGGTTCAGCGTTTGGTATGCCATCACCGCCAAACGATATACATCGTTGCCGCAGAAAATATGCAAATCTTCGCTGTCGATAATTTCGGCAGGGATTGCACGGTAAACCGCTTGTAACGCTGTTACGATGTTTGACTGATTGATTGCGGTGATTGCGCTCACACCGGTAAAGCCGGTAACGTTAGCCAACACAGGCGAACCAGCGTCAATCAACTTCATCAAACCATCAAACTTGTTAGTGTTCGGGTTGGTGTTGCCGCTTGCGCTATCACCTTGCCAAATTCCGATCTCCAGGTTCTTGGCGATCTGTGCGTTTTTCTTGGCTAAGAATGCAGCCTCGAAATCAGCGTTGCCAAAATCTTCGTAGGTTGAACCTGCACGCAAAGCCTCTTGGGTGAAGTATTGCTCGAAATCTTTCGGGCAAATTGCTTCTTCCAAACGAATTTTACCAACAGTAACGGTACGTTGCGTGAAGGTAGTAGTGCCACTTGGTGACCATCCGCAGCCATCTGTTTGGAACAGCGCGTTAGTGGTCATTTGCGGGATTGCAACGCTTGATTTTGTTTGTGGGAGTAAGATACCACCCGCTTTAACAATCTCCTGCGTTTTGGCTTTTAACACAGCCTCGGTGAGCAATGGCGCTATATTCTGCTTGGTATAAACGCCGATGCCTGAAAATGATAGTGCCATCGTTTATTTTGTTTTTTTGGTTACTAATTGGTTGGCAGCATG